AAGAGTAAATACTTGCTTCATTGTGTCAAGGATGCAATTAGACATAGAACCAGACCAATCAACGTTGAAGATTAATCCATGATTCTTACCATCAGGAACAGTAGTTACCTTTCTAAAAATGTCATCATTGTACTTGTATGTGTGTAACTTACCAGTATCAAGAACACCAGTTTTAGAGATAGTCTGACGAGCATAACTGTCTGCTGACTTCTTCATCTCAAACTCTTTGACCATGTAGTTAACTTCTTTGTTAGCAGAGATCTTCCACTTAATAAAATCTTGATCAGCAGCATCAATGTTCTTAGTATACTCTCTTGACATTGCTAGGTCATACTCATCAGCAAACTCTTTCTCATATCTAAGGTTCTCTTTTGCTGTGTAGAATGCATCCATTAGTTCACTAACTTCTTTGTTAGATACGAAATGCTTACTAGGTATAGTCTTAGGTAACTCGATGTAATCAAACTCTTGACCATCAGTATCAACAAGACTTTGAAGTGCCTGATTAAGAGCATCCATTGTTTCTACAGTTGGGTTGAACTCTTGTGGTTCATCTGTATTTCTACCTGCTTCTCTTCCACCATTCTCTTTTGGAGTATCTTCTGCCTTTGGTTGTGATGGTTGTGGTTCTGACTTCTCATCACTCTTCTCACTCTTACCTTCTGATAGATCTTCGCCCTCTGGAAAATCTGGTATAGATGAACCTTCTTGTTTGTCAACTGTACCAAGTCCTTCTTCTTCCTTAG